TACCACGCCTGAGCATTTGTCGTGTTTGCGTACGGTTGCCTAAATTGAATGCGTGCCGTCACGTTCCATTCTTCTTGCAAACCGCCGTACACGAATCTGTTTTTTGCCGAGAATCCAACAAGCCTTGCCGTTCCCGGTGGCCACCCGAGAAACGTGTCGGAATTTGTGGCACGCCGATATGCTGCAATTCCTGCTGTATTGATCGACAGAAACTTTCGCGTAATCACAACAACCTGATCAGCAACATCCATCGACAGCCCATCAACTGGCTCAAGATTGGCCGTCACAATCGCCCGACCGTTGATGTCTCTGTCAATCGGTTCTGTCGTCTGCGAATCGCTCCACTCGACATCGACCGCCGCTTCGTCAACCAGTCCACGATACGACACCGTCACCACCCAAAATATCGGGCTCACTCTTTGCGGATCGACTCGCTCGCAGTACGAATAGATTCCCGTCGCATGCTGGTCTCCGATGCGTGGAATTCCGCTCGCCGCTACGATTGCATCTTCTTCGTCTCCAATTTCGCAGAGTACCTGATAGCCCTCGGTGTTGCTCCACACTTGATCGATAGCCGACAGTTTCGCTGACGACAGCGAGCCGCCTGTTTTGCTCCACATTTTTGTTACGTTTTGCACTGTCATGGCACTGTTACCATCTGTGTTGTGCTTGAAGTGTTGTCTTTTATAAAGCCGAGCGTTGTGATTGTCGTTGCCGTGTTTCCCTCAATCGAACTCGATGAAGCCATTATTTTGCGCAAGCTAGCCGCTGCATCTTCGAGTGCGTTTGATTGTCTGTCTGATGGCCCGCGCGTCAGCAGTCTCGATTCCATCGCGGCCAGTGTCGGAGCTGGCCCTCCGCCCGTCTTCTTTGCTGTCGTTTGTTCACCCTTCAGCTTAGCTGCCGCGTCTGCTTCGTCCTGTGTAGCTTTGTCGTGTGCTGCTTGCTGTGCTGCCAATTGCTTTGCTGTAGCTTCGTCAACGCCCTGATTCATCAACTGCTGTGCCGCCGCCGCTTCCTTGCCTTGCTCTTTTTCAATCTTTTGAAGTTCCAACCGCTCCCGCTCGGCCTTCATAATATCTTGAACCCGTTCAACTTCTCGACGTGCGTTTTCTGCGATTTGTTCCGCTTCTTTTTCGCGGTCTTCTTGTGCTTTTTGTCTGGCTCGCTCAGCTTCTTCTGCTGCTTTTTCAGCCGCTTGAATTGCGTCTTCTTGTAGTTTTTTTGTCTCTGCTGCCGCTTCGCGTTCAGCTTCCTGCTTGGCTTTAATCGCGTCACGTTCTTTCAGCAATCGCTCCGCTTCGCCGCGATCTTCGTCTGTTGTGTTTCGCAAAGCATCGAGCTTGATTTGTTCTTCGCGAGTAGCCTTCAGATACTCTACCTCCAATCGGAGGTTTTCGAGATATGATTCCGACTTATCTTTGGCTGCGTTTGATTCCTTAATTGCGGCATTCTCTAGTGCCCGTGAACCGACAATTTTGTTGAGTTCGTCGCGTTCTTCTTTTAGAATGGAAAGGTTTTCCTTGGCTACTTTCAATTGATCTTGTGCGTCAAGTGCGTACTGCTTTCGGTTGCCAGTTACCTGCCATGCGTTCGCCCACTCCTCGACTGCTTTTTCCTCAACTTTGACCAGTTGTCCAGACATTGCTATCTGTTTGTTCAATTGATCGAACAGTGTTTTATAAGCAGCCTGCTTTTTTTCAGGATTGCGGATTAACTCAATGTCTTCGCGAGCATTCGCCGCAATTGTCGCGTTGCTCTTTTTAAGTTGTGCGTCTAATTCCGCTGCCGTCTCTTTAGCCTTTGCCATCGCTCGTTCAAACTTTTCAGTTTGCCAAACGATATCCGCTAACACCTTACCAACCGCAAATCCAGCAGTGGCTGCTAGGCCCATCAGCCCTAGCTTGAACCCAATAGCTCCGAGTTTGCCTGCCTTTGAGACGTTACTAAACTGTCCGACCTTTTCCGTGATACCGCTCACCGTGTTAGCGAGTCCCGCTAACTGACTGTTGCCTGACATGTTCGCCAGTTGCGCAAACAGATCGGAAGTTGCTTTGACGTTTTTGCCGCTATCTTGAAATGCGTTCCCCGTTTTCTTGCCAGCATTTTGAGCATTTGTCGCGACGACAGCCATTGTTGCTGAGGCTTGATCATCAGCCTTGATCAGGATTTCGACTGCTTCGCTCATACCTGACCTTTCCTTCTTCAGCTTGGAAAAACTGTGATGCCTCAATAAATCCGATTGACTGATCTAATACGCCGCCGGTGATCGGCGGAAGTCCTTTTTGAAACAACTCAAACAAATCCAGCGAACTAATAATCTGCGAACAAAACAAATTGGGACAGCCATCTAGCTCAAATACACCGTCTCGACATTCTTTGCATCCTTCCCCGTCGCAGACAGGACATTCAATCTCGACTCGCTCGTCTGCCGTGCTAAGACTTCGGCACGTTCCCCGCGTGCAGGATCGGCACAACATCCCGCCGCGTATCAGGGCTGCAACTCGGTACTTTTTTTTTCATCTGCCGTGATGTGTTGGTTATACATTACCTTGCGAAGCAACTCGCGAGCCTCTTGATAACTTAGCACCTCATGCAAGGCTTCGGAGCTAAACTCATTGCTACCCATGTTGGCCCATCCAATTACTACACCTGTCAGCACCTCGACCGTCTGAGCGAATAAATCCTTGATAGAAATGTCTGGGTTGTCAGTCCACTGATCAAGAACGTCTGCGATCTTTTGCTGTCCTCGCATTGATTGCGATCGAGCATAAAACGTCGGCTGCGTTGCCTTTGGCTTGTCAGCATCAATGTCCAGCACGATCGGATACTTTTGGCCCGGTTCAAGAAACAGCGGCATAGAATCCTCAATCAAAAGCGATAGTAAGTTCGGTGTCTACAGCACTTCCGGCAGTTGCCAACCATGTCAGATCGTCCGTCATCATGTCGTTGCGGTTGCCCTGCTGTTTGTTTTCCAGTTGTGCTTTTGGAGCTGCGATAACGATTGACGCAAGAGCCACGCCGACACGCATGGAAAAAGCTTCAGGCACACTCGTCAGCCACTTTGCTTCACGGTCTTGTGTCGCCACAAGTTCCGATTCTGGATCTGCTGTAATTACCGGCACCCGATTTGTGACGATCGCAGACTTGTAGCCAGTTCGATTCGCCACATCGACACACTCACGCATGATGACGCTGTTGCCAGCATCGACAGTGACCGTTGACGTGCAAAGATCCACTGAGTTCCATGTCAGCACGCCAGGCGAAAACCGCATAGGCAACGTCGTCGGATAAGTGGGGGCGATGATCGCTGTATCTGTTTCATTTGTAGAATACTTGCCTGTAAAAGTGAACGTGATAAACGCCACCTTTCCAGTCGGACATGTGATCGTAAACGTGCCCATAGCACCCGAAAGCAAGGCCCGCTTGCCGTCCTTGTAGTGTGCCAGCGTCACTGTCTTGACTCCGCCTGATCCCGGCCCGGACGACACTGGCGAAAATGTCCCGGCTGTATCAACCCAGCCGCACGCTGGCAGCAACACGCTGGCCCACGTTGGAATGTTCGTGCCGTCATAGGCTAGGTCATGCACGATCGTGCAAGTGCCCATCATGCCCTCGGGGATGCCAGCCAGATAATTGAATCCGCCTTGGCCCTCGCGTCGCGTAACGGCAACAGAAGGCTGGATGATTACATCGCGAGCATTGTACGCTCCTTCGGCGGAGGTAATTGTTTCCGCTGTGCCAGGTGTCGATTCGACCTTCGCGGCAAATACGCTTTTGCGTCTCAGTAGTGGCATTGTGATCGCTTTCTATTTCGGAACGAGTCCGTTGGCTCGCAAGACATTTAGGTTGATTCGGCGTTCAATTTGTTTCGTAAGTTCGGCAGTGACTACATGAGCCTGCGGCCCTTCCAGATTGTTTTTCACATATGCCCCAAAAGCTGACACACCTTTGATTTGAACGATTGGCAATCGTTTATCGCCGACTCGTTTGAATGCGTTGCCCTTCCACTTTGTTCTGATCGCTCCCGGCTTCGGCCCCATGAAAGCCCCGTCCACCCGCTGGCGTCCGCCCTTCTTGCCAATTTTGTAGCTCACTCCACGTTTGTCTTGTTTCGCTCCAAAGTGTCTGAGTCCAAGTCGTTTTGTTTTCTTCAAAGATACGATTGCTTGAAGGCTCTGTGGTGTCGCGTTCGCACGAATACTGAGTGGCTTTTCTGTTTCGTCCTTTTGCATATTAACTGTTGCTCTGATGTCACGGCCCATTTGCAACTTTGTCTTTTTCGATACGGCATTGATCGCCGCTGCAAGTTCTTTTGGCATACTCTTTTTTGCTGCCGTTGCGGCCTCACCTAGTCGCTTGAGTTGTCCGGCGTTTATTTCGATGGCGATCATCTCACGCCCTCACTGTGTACGGATCGCCCTCAGCCACACGATACGTCACCATCAATGGAATCGCAATCCCGTCATAGCCGCCATCAGACGTAGCTGTCTGTTGCGGCCCGAAGTCTGCATTAATCGCGTTTTCATTGAAGGTGTGCCATGTGTCGTCACTTCTTATTGCTCTGTGAATCTCCGCTTCGGCAACGTCTTCATATAGTTCAATTGGCGTCGTATCTTTTTCGCTTGGTGCGATATGCACCCGAATCAAAAACGTCTGCATGTATGCCACTGATGGAGGATTGCCGGGGCAGTCTAGATCATTTAGTCTGACAATCTCGCCGCGTGTCAACACAATCAATCCGTTTTGTGGCGTGTAAGTTGCCAGCTTCGTCGGCCTGACAACTTTTGTAAACGAATACGCCCCAACACTTCCAGACACGAGTGTTTGCAGTCGTGAAAATATCTCATCTGAAATCAGTGATATCACTGGCTTCAACGTCGTGCTCATTACCGGCATGTGATCACCAGCATTCCGTCGTCATGTTCGACAAGCAATTGAACTGACCGCTTCGTCGCGGTCTCTCCGATTCGCACGGCGAGCTTGATCATGTCGCCGCCGGTGTTGATTTCTTCGCTGCTGATTCCTGTCGTGGAATTGTTCGCGACACGCACTTCAAACTCTGGCACGATCTGCTCGTCTGGATTGAATGTTGCCACTTGGTTGCGAGTCACTACGGCACTGATTGTTCGTGG